GAGACCCGTAAAGCGAAAAAGAAACGGATGAAAGCGGCCAAAAAACGTTATAACGCGAAAACCAGGGCCTCCCGGATGAAGCATCGACTGGAAAAAGGCCGGATGACTGTGGAGCGGCTTTTGAAATCAACGTCGAAGAGGGTGGGGTGATAAGGATATGCAGGTATACAAGGACGAGCTGTACCACTGGGGCATCAAGGGCATGAAGTGGGGCGTGCGGCGGTACCAGAACAAGGATGGCACCCTGACGGCCGCGGGCAAGAAGCACTATGCCGGGGATGGGAATGCTGGTGAAGATGCGCAGCAGCCGAAAACCGAATACGCCCCGAAGCGAAGCGGTAAGAACGCCGAGGACTACACGGACGATGAGCTGCGCAGCCGCATCAACCGTTTGCAGATGGAAAAGCAATACCGTGACTTGCAGGGGCAGAGCAATATCCGGGCCGATGACCCCAATAAGGAGCTGAAGGCTGAGAAAGAACGGCTGCAACTCCAGCGGGACGTGAAGCAGCTGCGAAAAGATGTGAACGGTGGGCAGACCTTTGTGAAGAGTGTGATGCAGGACGCCGGGAAGCAGGTGCTGACCAAGGCGACCGCAGGCGTGATGAGCTACGGTGCAAAGCGTTTTATCACCGATGTGATGGGCAACCCGGAG